GTAGCTCGATCTGCGGACCAGTTCTTATACTCAATACCACGGGCTAGTGTCGAGCGCAGTTTAACCCAGAACTCCATTTCATTACGTAACTGTAACGCATCTTTAGCAAGAACGTAATTCTCATGGAACCCGTAATCAGGTGCAGTCTGACCGTCTAGCAAGGGTGTGATCAACATATCACGAAGCGACTCACGACGAGTTTTCGTACGTACAGAGTGCTCGAGTAGTAGACTTGCCAGCTCACCACCGTCGAGTGCGGAAGTATCCAAATGAAGTACACTCTCTGCTATAGCTGCTATCTCCTTCAACTTTGCAGATTGCACTTTCTTGTCTTCTTCTTGTAGCACTTCGCTATCCACCCGCGAACGCAAACGAACTAAATCGTTTTCCTGAATTTTCATTTTCGCTAAGGTATCGAAAATTTCATCCAAGAAATCATTGTCATCCGTAAACTCACCTGTGCTTAGGTAAGGCTTTGCAGTACACTTATGAAAGTCAAGTTCGATCAAATCAAACGGATTCATAGCGACACGAACAGTCAGCGGATTCATTTGATCTCCTGACTCGTCGTATACTACCTTGGACTTAAAGTCGAATACGTAATAATTCGCCCATTGTGTAGCAAGATTTTTGCTAACACCATGGATATTACTCTTGTCCATGAAGTACGCCTCATAGTTCTTTACCGCATCTCCTTTGCCATACGCTACTTCTAAATTAGTTGTAGGTATTAAAGGTTGAATTCGCAGATACTTTGAGGTGTCTGTGTGTACTACTCGCATGTCTACAGTTAGCTGAGGGAGCATTCTCTCAACCTTAACCGCCGGTGCGTCATAGCTGTGTGGAATACAAATCGCCTCCAAAAATGGAATGCAGTTTGTCTTGATTATCGCTTCATCTTCTTCAAGATTACGCTCAATCGAGATCTTGTATTTTCCATTTCCTCTTGCGATATATTGCTCAGCCAGTAGCTCCAGGTAAGAACCAGAACAGTAGATCTTTACATTCTTATTTTTAGAAGTATCGAATGTGATCTCCAGTGAGCTACCACCATCCTCTGTCGCATTCACAGATGCTTCTTTGTCGAATAAGGTCGAGCCCTTTCCGATGTATTGCACCTTGTCCGCCATTGCGAATAGCCATGTTATACGCGCTGAGAGCGAAAGGTTTGTAACCAAGCGCGGCTCAACCTGGAATAGTGACCTAACATTAGCTGCGGTAGGATAGAACAGCTTTTCATCTTTACGCAATGAAATTTTCCCATTCTTACCGTTGCTAATATTATTTGCCGTTACCCACTGACGTAGAGACAAGTGGTTATCACGATTGAGGTTCGCATTAACAAATAAACTGAGGTCTATAGCCGGTAGTGGACCGGAAGACTCCTCTGAAATAATTGTCATGTCACGATCTTGCTTCGCCTTCGAATAATGGATTCCCGCATTCAGAACCAAGTTTTCATTAAAGGTTGCGAATTTGAAGTATTTCGCCATTGTATGACATACACCACTCGCTCCTCCAGTGAAATTACGCGCATCAGTTGAGACCATAGATGCAAACTTTGAAAAATCCTGTAGCACAAAGTACTCATTAATGAATTTCTCTAACGAGCCTAAAAACTTATTCTCGCGCTCGAAGATTGGATCTTCTGGGAATACTTTATTTAACAAGCTTGATCCCCAAAGCGACCCGCGCCCGTAATTCTGGGTGATCAATCTGTGGAAGTTGCTCGCTCCCATCAGCGTTTGCATTACAGGGTGTGAACGTAGAACAATTGATCGAGTTGTATCTTCTGACGTAATTTCCATTGCTAAATGGATTGCTGTCATAAGATTAACTTTGTCCTGTTGTGCAAGTGCGACATCATGGACAATGTCTTTGTTCTCTTCGATCATCATGTCCACTAGTAGTGGTGTTGGAAATTTCTTGCCCGGCTGCAGAGATTTCACCGCATCCTTCTCAGTCAGGCCTTTC